GCCCCTAATAAAATAATTCCGTAATGTAAAATCTTCAATAAGTCTGCTGTGTTCTTTCCATCTTTCTTTCCATATCTCTGTGCATACTTTATTATGTTTCCTAAACAGAAACCTTCTCCATGCCCTGCGTCAAATATGAACTCAGTAGACTGTATCTTATTCATACTATAATGTCCATCGTATGTGGACTCAATATAGCTTTGAAGCGTTTTGAGTGCTTCGTCCTCGTTAAACTTATTACTGTTGTATTCTGTCATCATAGTCCCCTTGTTCTACCATGAAAAAGCAAACTTGTACAAGTCTGCCTGTTTGTTTATCGTAGCCCCACCCTGCATTAGAGGGAGCATGCCAGTATCTTGCTGGATATACTATTGCTCTGTTGTATATATTTGCTGAGAACATATGGATATCAAAGTTAGGGTGTCCTTCCCATACATCTTTAAATCCTGTTGTACTGTCAAAAGTCACGTCCTTTGTTTTCCATATGGTTTTTGATTCTCTACTCCTAAAAAACGCAGTACCTGCTGTAGGGTCTGGCTCAGGAGATAGATATATAACTGCTGCATACTCTGTCCCACCATATGTAAGTTCTTTATTAACATTGGTTGCATCATGATGAATCCAATTTTGTGGAGACTTATCTCGTACAGTTCCTAAAGTAAAAGCACAGTTGCTAGTATCGTGTTGAAAGTCAATTATATTTCTATTCAACATATGCGATAATCTATTTCTCACATATAGTCTGTTCTGTTTTGAGAAAGTTCCTCTACTTCGTTGACCTGGAAACTTAGTTTGTTTTCCTTGTTGCCCTGGATGAAAGAACATAGCAAGTGCCTGTTCTCTCACTTTATCAGGGTCAGGGTAGAAATTTTCTTCTATTACTATTCTCACTTTTGCAATTCATTTAAAGTTTCAATTCCACCAACTATTTTTAATAGATACTCTTTCTTATCAGCTAATTCTTCTTCTAATAAATGTATCTCTTGTCTAGTCTTTGCTTGTTGTGTCTCTAAATTATTTAAAAGCATATCAGATTTAGACATAGTTTCTAGTGGTTCGTTTGTTATTCCTAGTAGTGTACTAAGAGGTGTGTCTTTTCCCATGTTTTCTTACTCCATTTCCTAGGTGTACTTCGCTGCCATCAGACTTTCGCATGATGATATTTCTAAAGTAGTTTCCTCTTTCTAAATATGTTTTAATGGCTTCTTTTTGAGCTTTCTCTGAAGTGCCATCGTTAAATGTGAAGGTATATCCTCCAGCTTCTATCTTAATCATTTTGCTGTTATTCTCTCCTCATAGTCGGCGTAATCTTCATTCCACCAATGAGGCTTGTCTCTGTGAGACCATGCTGCAAATGTAGCTTTGTCAAGATGGTAGTAGTCCCGATAACTCTGTATAGGATTATCGTAGTCTTTCAATTCATCTGGCATTGCTAGTCCAAATTCTGTAAATCCTAGTCTGGGCATATTCTTTGGCTCAGGTAGTTTGTTTACTACTTCCACTATGGATTTGTGTTGTTTACCATAACGATAGTGGTACTCATCATTCAATGCGTTAGCATAACAATGAGTCCACTCAAAGTTATCCAAGCTCGACCTAACCCATATCGTACACGGATGATTATACATCATTGGTAAGTATGGCGTGAGCGGTCGCTGGTCAAGCGGTAGGTGCTTAATCTTGGCTTTCTCACTATTTAGTACCTCACGTTCGTCCTTGTCAAGCGCACGGGGTACAAAGCCTAGTTTGTCGTCAATCCATATCGCAGTACATAAGAGTTGTGCTGCCTCGAGAGGCATCTTTACTATGTGCTTGTCGACATGATACTCAGCGCATTTGTCTAGGTCTTCATCTAAATAAAACAGGTTCATGCTATCCAGCACTTATACTTGGGACATTCTCCAGATGTTGTGTCTAGGTCTGTTCCGCAGTGTTCGCACTCTCCAATATGAAATTTGTCAAACTCTTTTGTCTCTGAGTTCCACATATTGACTGTTTTGTGTTCGTTGTTATCTGTATTTTTCATATGTATATTATACTAAAATTATAACCATATGTCAAGTACTATTTTTCTGATTCTTGACAGTAAGGACATTTCTGCCCAAGAGCTACGAAAACAATTTGTTTCCTAGACTCGCAGAAGTGTTTCCACATAGTATTGCTCTTGAACAGTATTGTCTGTAGATTTATCATTTTCCGAAGGCTCTTCCTGCTTCACTGATTCCAAAGCTTCCTAGTGTAATCACTACGAGACTTGTGAATATGGTGTCACTAATTACTAAGTCCTGTCCCCAGAACGCTGTTATTAAATCACACCCAGCGAAAACAATAAGCATAAAGAACGCGATGAAGCCAATTATAGCTTTTTCATTAACATCGTTGTCGTCCAAAAATAAATCCATGAACTTTCGTTTGGGTGGTGC